ATCTTTCTCATGAAGATGGAGACGTTATAGATTATTCTGGGATTTTCCTTATTGATAATTGGGAGGGAAAAGCAGCAATTATCGACCTTAATTGGGAAGGAAATACTGCTGATGTATATGGGATTGAAGATATGGATACGATTGATGTGATATCGAATTGGGATGACTTTTATAAAACAGATCCTAGGCCATTCAATAAATTCATGTATTTAGGCTTCAATGACGCAAGAGAAAGATATTCATTTCCGGTAGATTATGGACAAAAATGAGCGCATTATCCGTACGATAGATATGGATAAGCTAACAGTATATTGTGACCTACTCAAAGAAAATGGCTGGCATAGTGAACATGCTAGACTATCGAATGCTATGACTGTGATGAATCCATTTTTTGAGGAGACAGGAATACTTGATGTGTATATTGAAGATCTAAAGAGATACAAAAAACTAAGGATTTACTCATGACGATCATCATTGGGGATTGTCTTGTTGAGATGGCTAAGATGGAAACTAATTCTATCGATTTCATCGTGACAGATCCACCCTATGGTTTGAGTTTCATGGGTAAAGAGTGGGATCATGGCATACCTGGTGTTGATTTCTGGAAGGAAGCTTATAGGATATGTAAGCCAGGATCAATGATGGCAGCATTTGGAGGCACAAGGACATTTCATAGGCTTACATGCGCTATTGAGGATGCTGGATGGGAGATACGTGATTGCTGCATGTGGCTGTACGGTAGCGGTTTCCCAAAAAGTCATAATAAATTTGGACTAGATGGCTATGGAACAGCCTTAAAACCTGCATGGGAGCCAATAATCCTTGCAATGAAGCCTTGTGATGGCACATTTGCACAGAATGCTGAGAAGTGGGGATTAGCTGGAATTAATATTGATGAGAGTAGGATTCCTACATCTGATACTTGGAAACAACAATGCCAAGATATTCGCAATAATGGATTATTAGAAAAAAAAGGAAGACTGGAAAGATTTAGTGAGTCTAATCCACAAGGCCGCTGGCCAGCGAATCTAATCCTAGACGAAGAAGCCGGGCAGCAACTGGATATGTTTACTGGGATATTAAAGAGTGGTTCTGGTGATAAACACAGTAAAACTCAATTCGGAGGATATCAAGGTGGAATTAAACCAATGACAGGGGTTCGAGAATATGAAGGAGATCACGGAGGCGCATCACGTTTCTTCTATTGCGCTAAAGCATCGAGTAAGGAAAGAAATAAGGGATTGGAGGGGATGCCATTGAAAGAAAATTGTTTTGGAAAAGAATCTCTTCAAGGAATGGATCATAATTCAACTGCAAAAAATGGAATTCAACAAAGATTACCAAAACAAAATAATCACCCCACAGTCAAGCCAATATCCCTAATGAAATACATTATCAAACTACTTGCGCCTCCCGGAAGTCCTATCTTATTAGACCCATTTGCAGGATCTGGTAGCACGCTTATTGCTGCGAAAGAATTAGGTATTAGAGCAATTGGCATTGAGTTAAATGAAGAATATGCTGAGATTGCTCAGAAACGCATTGAGAATTGGGAAGTTGCAATATAAGGATAAATATATGAAATATATAACAAATGACTATCTAATGTATGGGCTCTTCACAGCCTTTGGATTTATGTTAGGAATGGTTTTTGAGATGTTGAGAGCATGAATCAAGTAGACAAAGAATATCTTAAAAGGAATATTCAGCTTAACAAGATTAGGATTCAAGAAGGAGACTTAGACATTCTTTATAGGATGACGAGTATTGCTAAGATGGAAGAGCTTATTGTAGAGACTCGTAGCCAGATAGAGTGGTCTAAGAAAGAGCAGAAGATACTTAAAGATCAGATGGAAAAGGATAAAGTTTTACTAAAACAACTAGAGAATGAAGATGGACAAGCAGATAAACAAAGTACAGCGTGATGTGAAGGCCGGCAAAAAGAAAAAGGCTATGAAAGACATCAGCAAGCTCAAGAAGATGGATAAGAAGTTTGATGCTAAGCTTGATAAATGCGGTATTAAGCACTAATGGCGTGGAAGAAATATCCTGAAGAGAAGCCTGAATGTGATATGGCTGTCACTGTTTGCAATATGAAATATAACTGTTGCGGAGAGATGAAGGCTAGTTATTTTTGTGGCTATGATGTTTTTAGATATGAAAGTCTTGATTCTCGATTTCATCCTTGTTTAGATGTAACACATTGGAAGGCTAGAGATGACAAATTTCCTGAACCAATGAACGAAGATAAACGAAGAGAATATGCACAAAAAACTTATGAGTCATCATTAGATAAAAGAGATGGGAAGAAATGTCGAAAAACTAAGAAGCAGCAAGGAAATATTTAGATGACTGAAGCCAAAATCATTTTATTTCCTGTGAAGACAAAACCTCAGATATTGAGCGAAAAATGGCTTGAGAATCTTAGGAATGAGAAAAAAGATCAGGATAAAGAAGAAATAAGATATTCCTTACAACTGGTTCATGATGACTGAAGAAGATACAAGTGATATAGTAATTGATTATGCAAATCAAATTCTAGAAGCATTAAAACAATCTGGAATTTCTGAAGATTTGTTTCTATCGATAACGGGCATAGCATATTTTAAGATGCTTGCAGGATATGCGACATGCAAAGATGAGAAATGGCTTGAAGGTATATTACAAGAAACATCTATAGCAGTAAGAGAACAGTTTAGAGACGTAAGAAAAATATTGAAAAAAGATGACTGAAGAAGAGAAATATTTAGGGAATAAGCGCTGATGGAATGGACTAGTATTAGATATCCTCCGGATGAAGATTTATATGTACTTGTTGCTTCGAATTTATATGGAGATCAAGATTTGCATTTTTTTCCAGCGTATTATTGGAAAAGAGAACATCAATGGCGAACATATGAACATACTTCTTCTGGAAACTTTACACTTATTTTTCATAGAAAAATTCTTGAAGATGATGCATGGACTTACATAGAAATGCCTGATATTGATATGTTTATCAATAAGTTAGCGAGTAAGAATTGATGACTGAAGAAGAGAGATACTACATACCAACGGAGTGGGATATAGTGACAGCAAAACAGCTCTCAGACAATATTCTAAGGGAACTTATTGAGACAGAAATATCCGAGAATGTGCGTCAACTTACTCTTATATGTTGTATGATAAAGTTTTTTCATTTAAATGACTTTGAAGAAGAAGATATTGACAGCACGCTTAAAATCACAAAAGAGCTATGGGCACGTATAAAGCCTGTGAAAGATCTCAATTGACAAGCGCCTTTTTTTTGCTTAGAGTATCAAGTAAAATCTTTAGTATTATAATCGGTAAATGAATGACTTGGCCGGCATCAACTCCAATTGCAAAAGAGATCAGTGAATTTTGGCAAGAGAGCCAATCACTTATTCAGCAATGGTGGGTCGAAGCTGATCGTGATACTAGGATGGCTACAGGTCAGCAGGATTTTTACAATTCAATGTTAAATGGAGGCAACGGCTGGAATAACACAAGAAACCAGCAGATGCTTCTATTCAATAAGATCCTCCGCATTCTGAATATGATTGGGGGATATCAAAGAGACAATAGGCTTCAGACTATAGTACAAGCAGGGGATAATGACCCTGACTTAGGTGAGACAGCCGATCAAAGAACTGTTGTTTTGAATTGGATCATGAACCAAGACTCAACATACGAAAAGATTTCTGAGTGCATGGATGGCTCTACCATGACAGGATTAAATCTTCTTAACGTATGGATGGACTTTCGACAAGATCCTGAAAATGGTGAAATAAAGACAGATAGGCTGCCATTCTCTGCATTTATCATGGACCCATATTGGACAAAGCATGATCTATCAGATTGTGGGCGCATACTTACTCGTAGATATCTTACAAGAAGACAGCTTCTCTCATTATATCCTAAGCTAAAAAATGATCTACCGCTATTTGGAAAGGGTTATGCATCGAAGGATGGCAAATTTCAATACCTTGCTCAGAATTGGTATCAATATCAACAAGAGCTCTATGCTTATGATGAATATTGGACTCAGGATTATAAGAAGACGAAGAAAATTTTAGATAAAAGAACTGGTGAGGTTGTTGATTGGGGAGGCACCTACGAGCAGTTTCAGATGTTTAGGCAGTTTAACCCAAATATAGAGCTTATCACAGCAACTGTTCCAACCATTAAGATGCATATCTTGGTAAATAATAACCTTGTCTATGAAGAGAAGTCGCCATATGGCATAGATAGATTCCCATTTGTACCTTTTATCTGCTATCACTTTCCTGAAGTTCAAAATTATGCCTATCGATATCAGGGTATTGTTAGAAATATCAGAGACTCACAACTAGAATTGAATAGACGTCGTAATAGAATGCTAGACATCCTTGATGCTCAGATACAATCAGGGTTAATGGTAAAGGAAGATGCTCTTGTTAACCCTGAAGATGCCTTCTTCCAAGGTCCTGGAAAGATATTATTCTTCAAGCAATCAGCAAATCTAGCCTCAGATGTAGCGCCTATTCCGCCTCCACCAGTAGCTTCCGGGTGGCTTGAGCTCATTGGATCAGTAGAAAAAGAGATCATGGACATTGTAGGTCCTGAAGAGCTCTTTGCTCAAAATCTAGGCAACAAGGATATGTCAGGCGTTCTTCTTAAACTTAAGATGGGAGCAGGACTAACAGGCTTAAGGAACATATTCGATCGTCTAAATCAGTCACAGAAGCTCTTAGGTGAGCTTATGGATGACATGATGGTTGCTAACTTCTCACAAGGTAAAATTGCAAGGATATTAGGTAAGCCTCCCTCACAATACTTTTTCGATGAGTCTTTTACAAAATATTCATGTAATGTTGAGGAAGCTGAACTTACATCATCACAAAGACAGCTACAGTTTCTACAGGCATCACAGATGCAGCAGATGGGCATTGCAATACCATCTACTTATTTACTTGAGAAGTCTACATTGTCGGGTAAGAAAGAGCTTATCGAGACTATCAAGAAGAATGAGCAGCAACAGGCACAGATGCAGCAAGCACAGATGCAGGTAGAACTTGAGCAAAAGCAGATGCTTGCAAGATCATTGGAAGCTAAAGCGCAGTCTGACTTCTCAGGGGCTATTGAGAGAAAAGCTAGAGCCGTATCCGACATTGCCCTTGCTAAAGAGCGTGTATCACAAGGTGTACAAGATAGAGCACAAGCAGCACTTGATAATGCAAAAGCATTAAAAGAGCTTGAAGGAATGGACCAAGATAAGTTAGAAAAGTTAGCACGCTTTATCATGGACTTGCAATTACATCAGAAAACACTTGCAGGCGATGAGGAAGGAGACTCTGAAGAGCAAGCAGCAATTGTAGGCTCAGATGTAAAAGAGCAAGAAATGAAGACAAAGCCGCGCTAATCAATTCAGTAAACCTATGACATCAGCATTAGATACAAAAGCGCCTCTTGGTGTAATCAGAGAGACGATGACAGCCTATGGTAGAAAAGAGCTTACATACGTTAAAGAGCGCCTGATTTGGCGTGGCTTTAAGGTAAAGCAAGTCAAGATTGTGCCATCCTATAGTCTATATGACAGGCCTAAATATGTGGTTATTGGTGAGAAGTTAGATGTAAGATCAATTCTAGAATCTGCAAAAAAAGTTCAGAATGCTCCTAAAATTCCACGTCACAAAAGAGTCTATCATCTAGACAGATTAGCAAAGCTTGCAAAGCCTAAATTTGTCAATTCTGACAAGTATAAATTCTATAAGTTTAGTGGATAAAAAAGGCCGCACAAAAGAACATCATGCGGCCCAGTTTCAACAGAGATTTCGTCTTAAAGACTAGCAATATCATTCTTTGTCGTCAATAATCTCCGGGTGATGGATTCGAACCACCGACTCTTTCGTTAACAGCGAACCGTTCTACCACTGAACTAACCCGGAATAAAAGCCGATTAGCAAGCACCTCGGCAAACGGTGAAGTAAACATTCCCGTTATTTACAACGCAGCCTATGCATAGACCGACGGGATCAAGCCTGAGCTTTTTCTTAGTGGATTTCTCCTCTTGCTAAAATATTTTTCTAAAAATTATCTTTCTGTTATAATAAAGTCAATAAGGAGAATATATGATTATTTTGACTATATTGATAGCACTCCTATTTTTTTATTTTCTTTGGAGATTAGAAAAAATACACGAAAAACTGGAAGAGATGAAAAAAGATCTCATTAGAAAAGAAAATCAAATAAATTGTTTGTTTATGAAAAGAATGGAAAATGAAGAAATCGATAAAATCCTCAGATCACAAGAAGAACAAAGGAAAGAATGGGAAAATTCATTAGATTCATAGCCTATTCTCTCTTAGTCATCGTTGTATCATCTGTAACGGTATTTTTAGATCATTATGAATATGACTTAATCAAAGCAAAAGAAGATGCACAAAAAATAGAGAAAAACGATCATGATGTTAGATGAAGAGTGCATGAGAAAAGAAGATGCACGAGAAGTTCAACAACTTTTAGAGAGGATAAATCCTATGTTTCTCAATGGTCATGATCATAATGAGGTAGCTAAGATGGCTGTTGGGGCTAGGATACAGGAGTTTTACAACATCTTGCAGGAGACTGTAGACTTAAACCCTGAATTGGAAGATCTTCTTGAAGAGTACAAAGACCTATTCGATGATGTGATCTATTATGGGTAAATAGATGTGCGGTGAATGCAATTGGCCATTGGGATCATTTAATCCTGAAAGCCTAAAAGAAAAATACAAAGACATTAATGAATGGATACAAGAAAAAGATGAATCTATTCCTTATGCATGTGTTAAATGCGGATTTATTGTTGAATTTTCACGTAATGCATATATATGCCTAGATTGTGCGATGCAAGGGTAAAGCGGGTTTACATTCTTAATCGAGTACATGTCTTTCCCTTATAAGTATGTAAAATTGGACAATTGTATCAGCCAGCTGATATTTCTTATCTTTTAGGCATTTGATGATACTTTCGATTGTCGTTTTGTCGAAGTCATCCATAGTTTTTTCGTTATTGTAGAAAAATCTTTTGTCTGCTCTAAGAACTTTAGCCAATTTTGTTGCCATATCTTTAGAGATTGGAATTTTACCGTTTTCTAAATCGGAAACGTATTTTGGGGACAAATTCATCTTTTCGGCTAATTTCTTCTGAGAGATATTTTCTTTTGTCCTACAACATCGGAGTAGAAATCCTGCTTCTGTATATTTCTTAATGGAATATCTAAACGCTTCTCTCCAAGGAATAGGTAAATTTTTATTTTTTTCCATTTTCTATATCAATTATTTTTTTAAATTCACCATAAAAATCTGTCACTTGAAATTCATTTTCATTAAAATTTGGATATTTTTTCCTGTTTTCCTTTATCATTTTTTCAATATATGGTGAAAAATATGGTTTTTCCTTTTTCATATCAGCCGCTTCTTTCAATATCAGTAATTAATTCCTTTAAATATTTACGACAATCCTCATATGATTCAAAACTGGGTTCCATATTATAATATTCATCAACAAATACTCTAATACACCATATAGGTTTCTTTCCAATTCTTTTAATTTCAAGTTGATCTATCAAAAATCCTTTTATATGTAAATAATTTATTAAGGTTAATGGATGTTTTTGATTTTCTTTAGGAAGAACTTTAATAAATCTCATTTCCTTCTCTCCTCAATAGCGCAAAGTCTTCCATGGAAGTCTTTCATTTCGGCTTGAATTTCAGCTTGAATTTCTCTTATAAATTGAGTCAATTCTCTTCTATCAGCATTTCCTTCAGATCTAACCCACAGAAAAAGTGTAACCATTACACCAAGATTTGCCAACACGATTACTAAAACTTGTATCCAGTCCATATTTCCTCTATTTTAATTTTTTTCTATATATGTAAGAAAGTTCTTCCATTCCATATTTTTTGATAAGATTTTCTAAGTCATTATTAAATTCATTCAAATCTTTTTGTTTGATACAAAAAATCATATTGATGAAACGAACATCAACATTTTTTCTTTTGTACGTATTGTTTTTTTTAACTTCTTTTTTCATACCAATTCTTTTTCCATCCATTCATCAAATTTTTCAGGTAAAATAAAAACCTTCTTTCCTAATCTTCGGACACATTTGTCATTGAAACCACGAACATTTCCATGGATATACCAACGAATGCTTCTTTCCGTTGGAAATTCTCTTCCTTTAAGAAATTCCTTGATTGTCTGATATTTAGATTTTTGCATTTGTACTCCACTAAAGATGACTATTATCCCCTTAAATACATGAAAAGTAAACTAAAGAAAATCCTTTACCTTTTCCTCTAGGATTGCTAATGTTAAATTAAAAGTTTAAGTTAACAATCCTAAGGAGGATTTTTATGAAGAAAGGCAATCCTGATGTAGGCCCAAAGATGATTGAAGGAGCTCATTCCTTCGATAAAGGTTATGAATCTGATTCACCTCATTTTTCTCCACTAGCTGGAAGCTCTGAGCATGATTACAGAGGCAATAACTACATGGAACTGCAAAACGAATTCGTTAGAAAAGACGAAAGAAAACTCAAAGCAAATAAGTTTAGCAAGATTGCGTAAATGGTATTAGTTCCTTACGAGACCACAGGGCAGCAGCTTGGTGAGACACGTCAAGCGATGACAAAGACCTTGATGCGTGACTTGGAGGGCGTTATCAATAAGTTTAAGGATAAGAAAGAGAAATACTACGTTCTTGTCCACGCTAAACCCTTCCCAAATCACCCTACGACGATAAAGATTAAGCTAATTGCCTTGAATAAAAAGCCTCCCATGATGCTGTCATGCTTATTATTTGGCATAGACAACGAAAGTGGCAAGCTAACACTTGAATGGGCCCTTCCAGGGGATTGGCCCACGTGGTCTGTAGGAGGCACTAATGAGCCAGTTCCTGAGACGATAGCATCTGTAAATGAGTCAGGAATCAAATACCATTACGAAGGATTTCTTCCTAGTTAGATAAATTTCTACCTGCCGTTAATTTGTCGGGTACAGTGTCGCCGGCTGTGATGGGCGTAAATCTGGTCCTTAATGGGCGTATAGCATGGTCGCCACATGCAGGGAGTATATGAACGAAGATAAACAAGAAATAGTGCAAGAGCCTGTGGCAAATGCACAAGAGGAACAAAAGCAAGAAGTAGCACAACAAGTCGAAGAGGTTCAACAGGAGTCGGAAAAGCCTTCAAAGAAAGAAGAGCCTGACAACTGGAGAGCAGCAAACGAGGTCTTAAGGCTGCAGAAGCAGCGCATTGAAGAGCTCGAGCAAAGGATTCAACAACAGCAAGTGGCACAAAAAAACCACCAACCTGTTGAAGAGCCTGATGAATTTGCAAAACTTGACCCAGAAGATTATCTCACTGTAGGAAAAGCAAGACAATTAGCTGAGAAATTAGCAGAAAAAAAAGCACGACAGACAGCTGAAGAAATCGTTCAGAAGTACATGAGAGAGCAAAATGTTCATACAGATGAACAGAGAGCTCGCGAAAAGTACCAAGACTATGACTATGTTGTGAACACTTTTGCCGTTCCTCTAATACAAACCGATCCAGCTTTAGCGCACAAAATCATGACATCGAAAAACCCTGCTGAGACAGCCTATAAGCTAGGAAAGCTATCCGATTCTTATGAGGAACAGACGACAGAACAAAAAGTATCTCCTAAGGCAGAGAAGATTATGAAAAATACATCTAGACCTGTACCAGGAGCTGCTTCTGGAAGTCCTTTAAAGTCACAGAGTGATCAATTTGCCAAGCTAGATCCAAGAAGCTCTAGTGATAAGCAAAAGATCTGGGAGATGTCTGAGAGATTCGCTAGAGGTGGTCAATGAGGATAAATAATGACCATCACAACAACCAACGCTCTTCCAGCGCCGGTTCAGCAATGGTTCGACAACGTGCTATTAAGCCGTCCGATGCCAAAGTTGATTCACAAGCAAATGGCACTGAAGAAGGAGCTTCCCCCAAATAGTGGTCGTATTGCTAGATATCGTAGATATACGAACTTAGCAACAGCCACTGTACCACTTCCAGATTCAGGACTAACTCCTCCAGGACAAGTTCTGAACGCGGTAGATATCGACGCAAGACTTGATTTTTACGGTACCTATGTAACTATTACCGATCAAGTCATGTTCATCAACCAGGATCCTGTTCTCAATCAGACTGTAAGCTTACTTGCTCAGTCCATGAGAGAGACTGAAGATGAACTGATCCGTAACATGCTTGCATCAACAGCTGCATTTATTAACTGCACTGGTGGTGTGAATGGTGACAACCCAACAGAATTGTCCCGTTCAGATATTGACGGCGTCGTCTTAGCGTTACTTGGTAACGATGCGATGATGATCTCAGATAATATCGAAGGTAGCTTGAAGTTTGGTACTGCTCCAGTTCGTGAAGCATTCTGGGGCATGATGCAAACAGGTATTCTTGATGATCTAGAAGCTGTAACAGGCTTTATTTCACAAGCTCAATACCCATCGAACATGAACGTATTGAATGCTGAATGGGGCTCTGTTGGTAACGTCAGATTCCTCTATAGCTCGAAAGGTTCTACAAGTCCTACAGCTTCATTGAATGGTAACACTGTATTTAACATCTTTGTTACTGGTCAAGAAGCATACGCACTTGTTGAGCTTACCCAAGCTACAGCGTCGTTTATTTATACACCTCCTGGTGGACCTACCGATCCACTTCGCAGGTTGCAGCTAGGTGCATATAAGATGGCTCAGGTTCCTAGGATCCTGAATGACGCGTGGATTTTCAATCTTCGCGCAACCCATTCATAATAGGGAGGAGCTAATTTATGGCAACTGCTGAAAATAATATGGTAATGGGGACTTTCACAGCTCCTGCTACATTACCAGGTGTTATCAATGTCAACTGCGGATTTTTGCCAAGCAAAGTCGAGTTGATCAACCTTACAGAAATCGGTGATTCAAGTGCTAATGAAGTTTGGGAACGTGTTTGTTGGAATTCCAGTTTTGGAAGTACCAACAACTATGTAGAGTGGCATACAGCTTCTTCTACTGCTATGAACGTCTCAAACGTAACTAGCAATGGTATTAGCTTATATGATGGTAGATCAAGCTTCTTATTAGGAGCTGCTGTTACTGGTGGTGCTTTATCTAAAGCAAACCCAGCACAGTTAACATCTACTGCTCATGGTCTGCAGACAGGTGATCAGATTATGATCATGGGTCCATTTACTGCAGCTACAGCTATGAACCAGTTGGGTGGTGTTATCTTTACAGTAACCGTAACAGGTGCAAATACTGTAACGATTCCTATTAATACAAACACAGCAAACTTTACAGCTACTACCGTGACTACATGGAGAAAAGTTGTAGTTGGCCCTCTGTATTATCCACCACGTTGTGTCATCACTGGTATTACTGCAGCAAACCCAATGGTTGTGACTACTGCTATTAACCATGGATACACTGTAGGTCAACAAGTTCGTCTAAGAGTGCCTTCCGTATTTGGAATGACTCAAGCGAACAACCTACAAGGTGTCATCACAGCAGTAACAGCAACCACATTCACTTTAGGAAATAACAGTATCACTGGTACTGGTGCTATTGACTCAAGTGGATTTACTGCGTTTGCATGGCCAGCTGTAACTAGCCTTCCATTTACCCATGCGGAGGTTATTCCAGTTGGTGCAGGACCTGCAGTATCAACTTTTGGTTTGCTATCCTATAACCAAGATCTTTTGGATGATGCTACTTTAAACCAGCAATTCCAAGGATTTACTGTAGGTACAAGCCTACTCCAAACAGCTACCGGAGCCGTTATAGGTATTGTTGCCTCTGACGTCATCGCGTGGACTGCATGGAGAGCGGACGTGTAATTATAGACACATTGAGGGGATGTAAAAAGTCCCCTCTTTTTTAGGTTATTATGAGCTTTACTCCTCTTCCTCAACAAATTACATCGATAACACAAGCAAATCCGGCTGTAGTAACAACATTATCAAATCATAATTTGACAACAGGTCAAATAATTCGTATAAATATACCAGCAGGTTATGGCATGCAGCAGCTGAATAAACAGACAGCATCGATAACAGTATTAAGCGCAAATACCTTTAGCCTTCAGTATTCTCAGACGCCACCTGCAGTAAATATAGATTCAAGGATATTTGATCCTTTCATCAATTTAAGTACTGGAACACCCGCACAGATGATACCTGTAGGATCAGGACCTACACCGATAACCAATACGATTCCTCAAATGATAAATAATGAATGTGAGAGTCTTATAGGTGATGCTTTAGCAAACATATCAACGGTAGAAATACCTTTTTAGGAGATATCCATGGTAGCAAAAATGATTACCCCACAAGCAGCAGAGAAATTTGATCCTTTCTTTGTTCGTAAGCAAAATAAAACCGCTGTAAACAAAGATTCTATCGAAGGGATGACAAGAGAGACTGATAGAAACGTAACAGGAACATTTATGAATATTGAATGTCCTGGTCAGCCTGCAAAGGTATGTGGAAAGTATTATAAGGGTATGCCTTTTTTCTCTCAGACATTCAAAGATGGTGAGAAATATACCATTCCTTTGTCTGTAGCTCGAGCTATTAATGAGAGATGCTACTACGAAGTCCATAGCCACATTACAGATGAAAGAGGAGAGCCTATAAAGCATCCTACACCACGTTATAGATATAAATTTATCATCGAGAGTTAAAGATGACCGTCTGGGACTTATCACGTCTAAGGTATACTGTTAGGAAGATAACAGGTAAGTTTGATACTAATCAGTTGCCTGATTCAAGTCCTGGATCTGGTCTTGTTAGTGTATCCAATCCTCCTGGTGTTGATGACTATATCAACGACTTCTACATGTACGATTTTCCTGAGCATATGCGTACATTGAAGTTAGATGACTGGTTTATCTTTAATACTCTTCCTAACTGTGGAACATATAATGTTCCTCAGAGCATATTTCAATTACAGCCTCCCTTTTATGTCGATGGTTATGAATTTAATTGGCATCAAAACCCTGCAGAGTTCTATAGGATATGGCCTGAGCTTGACGTGATAACCGTTGCAGCAGCTGTAGGAGATGGTATTAATCCAATATTCAACTTCACTCTTACTGCTAGTCCTATCATCCAGGGATCTGTAGTAATAGGTATGCAACCAAATACTCCAAGTCCATCACAACAACTGGAAACACTTACTGATACAGATCAACCAGTACTTCTTGATCAACCTTTAAATATGAAATTTATAAATCCTGGAACATTAACAGGAAATCTTGGATCAACAGGAACAATTGATTATCTCACAGGTAATATTTCGATTACGTACGTTACACCACCACCTGCAGGCGTAAATATCAACGTGCATTTTAGGCCATATGTAGCATCTAGACCACGTGATGCTCTTTTCTTCCAGCAACAGATATTCCTAAGGCCTATTCCTAACGATGTATTTCAAATCAAAATCATGGCATACAATATGCCTACAGCTGTTATTTCATCAGCAACTAATGCAGCACAAAGGTCACTTTTAACATCAGGTGGAGAGCTTCAAGGGGCATTTAATGGAACACTTACCGATGTGCCTCAATTTAATGAATGGTGGCAGTTTCTAGCCTATGGAGCAGCTTTAAAGATCTTCATCGAGGAAGGGGACCATGAGGAATATGCTAGGAATAAGGTTTACTTCGAGGAAGCAAAATTGATTGCTCAGAGAAAAACATTGAAACAGCTTGCTAATCAGAGAATACCTACGGTTTATGGAGGCAATCCAATTGATGGACCTCAAGTACCTATATTCCCTTACTATTAAAATGATGTAAAGCCGCTTTACATGAAAAAAAAGGTGTTGCATGACTCAGTATCAAGATATCCCTCAACCTACCAATCAGCGTAACCAATCTCAATCCGATATCTTAAATAATTTCAGATATCTCATTAATCTTTCTGTAAATCCTACAACAGGAATCCTTCCTGTAGATC